ACCAAGCATCAGCAGATTTAGACTTTGTTGTTGAAGGTAACGGCGATGCTAACTTGTTTAGAACAGACGCTGGTTCAGACACTGTATTGATTGGAACTGCAACTGCAACAACAGGTGCAACACTTAAAGTTGATAGTACAGATTCAATATTGATACCTGTAGGAACAACTGCACAAAGACCAAGTGCCGCAACTGGTATGATACGTTTTAACACATCTATTGATGCTTTTGAATTCTATGATTCATCAGCTTGGACAACAGCTGGTAGTGACTTTACGGTTATTGCTACACAAAATTTTAGTGGTGATAATTCAACTGTTGCATTTACGCTTAGTAATGCACAAACAACTGCAAGTTGTATAGTATCCATAAACGGTGTGGTACAGTTACCAACCACTGCTTATGCTGTATCCGGTACAACATTAACATTTACTGAAGCTCCGCTATCAGGCGATGTGATTGAAGTTAGAAAAATTACTACTACAACAACAATAACATCTCTTGCAAACGGCGATAGTACTGCTATTGTAGAATGTGTGGATAGTTCGGCAGTAGTAAGAATAACTGGTGATCTACTTCCAGCAGCTGACGGTACGCAGGACTTAGGTAGTGCCGCACTGCATTGGTTAGATGCACACTTAGGAAAAGCTATTTTTTATGATGCTGATGATTCAAACACAATATCTTTAGCAGCTCCATCGACTGTAGCTTCAAACTTAGCATTTACACTTCCAGGAGCAGATGGATCAAGTGGACAAGCACTTATTACTGACGGTTCAGGCGCACTTAGTTTTGGTGCAGCTGGTGCAACAGTATCACAAGATAACAGTTCTAATACTGCATTTAACTTATACTTTGCATCAACCACTTCAGGTGCGTTGACAGGTGTTAAGTATGATGGTGGTACATTAACTTTTAATCCTAGTTCAGAAACATTAGCAGTGACTAACACAACTACTCTTGCTTCTACAGCAAAATACGCTGACTTGGCTGAGATGTATGCTTCAGATGCAGAAATTGAAGCAGGTACAGTAGTACATTTTGCAGGTGATGGAAAAGTTGCAGTTTGTGACGAAGCAAATCATCATGCAGTAGCAGGTATTGTTTCTACAAATCCTGGTTACTTGATGAACGGTGATCAAGAAGGTACTGCATTAGCAATAGCAGGACGTGTACCAACTAAAGTAACAGGCGCAGTAAACGCAGGTGACTTAATGGTTAGTGCAGGTAATGGTATGGCAATGGCTAATAACAGTCCAGCAATTGGTACAGTAATTGGTAAAGCAATCGAATCCAACGAAGGTGGAGATGCTGTTATTGAGGTACTAGCATTAATGATGTAAATCATAACAAATTTAAGAATAGCACCTTCGGGTGCTATTTTTTTGACTGTATTTTCTGATAAATACGTTTATATAAGGATACACAATGGGATTAACTAGGCCTCGTGCCCACCAACTACAAGATATAGATTACAAGCAAACTGCCAGAGCAGTTACAGTTGCTAACGTTACGCTAAGTGGTGGTGCTCCTGCAGTTGTTGATGGAGTAAGCCTTGCACTAAGAGATAGAGTGCTAGTAACTGCACAAACCACAGGCAGTGAAAACGGAATATATTATGTAACCACAGTAGGTGCAGGTTCAAACGGAACTTGGGCAAGAAGTTTAGATGCAGATGCAACTGGCGAGATAAAAGCCGGTACAATAATAATGATCACCGAAGGTACAACCTACGCTGATACACAGTGGAAGTTAACCACAGACGATCCGATTACAGTTGGTTCAACCACAATGACATTTGTTCGAGCTGGCAATGCCGCATATGGTACGTTTGCAGTCTCAGGTCAAAACAGTATTGTAGCAGATCAAATTGGTGATACACTCACAATGGTTGCTGGTACTAATATTGCACTGACAACCAATGATAGCACTGATACACTAACAATTACACCAAGTTTAACTCCGGCACTTACAAGTTTGACTACTACAGGCAATATAAGTGCTGGCAATATTTTATTATCTGATAGTAGTGAAATACAACTTGGATCAGACACTGATGCAAACATTAAACATACCGGAAGTGATCTAGTTATAAACGAAACAACTGGTGATATTGTTATTAGAACCTACGCAGACAACAAAGATGTATCAATTATGTCTGATGATGGTAGTGGAGGTGTTACAAATTATGTTGTTGCAGATGGTTCAACTGGTGCAGTGAAACTAAAGCATTACGGTACAAACGTTTTTGAGACAACAAGTACTGGTGCTTTAATTGAAAACACATCAACAAGCGATGCTCTACTGCTAACAACCACAGAAGATTCAAGCAGTGCTGGTCCAGTTATTACAATGAAACGTAATAGTGCATCACCTGCCGATGCAGATTACTTAGGACAATTAAAGTTTCAAGGTGAAAACGACGCTGACCAAGAAGTTGTGTATGCAAAAATTACAGGAAAAATACAAGACGCAAGTGATGGCTCAGAAGACGGACTAATAGAATTTGCTAACAGGAAAGCAGGTTCAAACAACATCAACATGCGACTAAGGTCTGATAGTTTACAACTGCTGAATGGTACTAACCTACAAATAAGAGAACAACAAGACGCAAGATTTTATGATAGTGACAGTAGTAATTATATTGGATTCAAGGCTCCGTCAACAGTTACTAGTGATGTAGACTTTATTTTACCAGTTGATGGATCAAGTGGACAGGTATTACAAACAAACGGAAGTGGAACATTATCATTTGTTGATCAATCTGGAGGTGGCGAAGGAGGATCATCATTTCCAAATTGTACTGTCACACCATTACCAAGTAGTGAAGGTAACTTTGATTTAGCAAAACAATTTGATCAAACAGGAAGTGCTGAAACACCGTTTGAATCTGGTGCAACGGATGCATTTGGAGTAAGCCTTGGACAAATATATACTATGATGGATCCTGTGGGATCAACATTATCGCCAACAGATTTAGGTGTATTAAGTTAATAAATACACTGCTAGGAGAATAAGATGCCAACCGTACTACAATTTAGACGTGGAACAACCACACAGAACAACAGCTTCACTGGTACTGCTGGTGAGCTTAGTGTTGACACCACACTAGACACACTCAGAATACATGATGGTAGTACTGCTGGCGGCTTTGCATTGCTTAAAGAAACTGGTATAAGCAACCTTACACTTAACGCACAAGCAGAAATAAGACTTGGAGACTCAGATAGTTCTAACTATGTAGGATTCAAGTCTCCAGGTACAGTTGCTTCAAATTTAATTTTTACATTGCCTAGTGCTGACGGTTCAAGCGGGCAGGCATTAGTAACAGACGCAAGTGGTAACTTGTCGTTTGCGGCAGCAGGTGCAACTGTGTCACAAGATAACAGTTCTAATACTGCTTTCAATTTGTATTATGCCGCTACAACAAGTGGTGCTTTGACTGCTGTAAAATATGATGGTGGTACCCTTACCTTTAATCCAAGTAGTGAAACCTTAGCATGTACAAATATTACAGGTTTGTCAAGCAGTGCAAAATATGCTGACTTGGCTGAACGTTACACTGCCGATGCAGATTATGAAGCAGGTACAGTAGTTGAGCTTGGCGGAACTGAAGAAGTTACACAAACCAAAAGACATCGAAGTGTAGCAATTGCTGGCGTAGTATCAACTGATCCGGCCTATTTAATGAACAGTGGTCTGGAAAATGGTGTAAGTATTGCACTACTAGGAAGAGTACCTTGTAAAGTTGTAGGAATTATCAACAAAGGCGATATATTAGTAAGCAGTTCAACACCAGGACATGCAGAAGCACATAGAGATCTACACAATCCACCTTCTGGAAGTGCAATCGGCAAAGCAATAGAAAACAAAACTGACCAAGGTCCGGGAATTATAGAAATACTTGTAGGACGTATGTAATGTCCGAAAGATATCGTACAGAATACGATGGCGAATTTGTAATTGTTTCAAATATTGTTAAAGAGGGTAAGAAACTACAAGAGCGTGAATGGATAGAAAATCCAATTAAAAACCAACATATCAGTGGTCGAGCAGCAGTGATTGGCCACGGGCAAAGTAGATACAATACAAAATTTAATGGAAAACTAGATTTAGAAACAAAAATTGAACAACATTCTGGATGGCATCTTGGACGCAAACGATTACAGAGTTATGGTGCCGAAGGATGTTGGAGAGAGATGCAGTGTGATTTCTACGTAGAGTTTGATCCAGAAAAATTATTAGAAATTAAAGAAGCCGACTACAGTCGTAAATCATCAGTCTATACAAATGCAAGAAATTGTATTGATACTCCTGGCGAATTTTATTTGGTTCCTTATGGACAACGTGGAGCAAGTATAGAGATAGCGGCCTGGCTAGCATGTTTTGATGGCCATAGGGAAGTATTTTTACTCGGAGTAGACGCAACAAACCAAGACCAGTCAATAAACGAAAAACGCATCAAAGGACTAAATGCAATAATAACAATGTACAAAAATGTACAATTTATTCATGTAACTGATAATTCATCACCACCTGATGTTTGGCAAGATAATCCAAATTTTGTAACTTGGAAATATGCTCAGTTTATTTCGTATTGTGATATCTGAAACTTTTTTATTGTTTCTATTTTTTTCAAAATTTCTTGAAAGTTGATTGTTGTCCATAAGCCCGGGTGTAACGGCTTTGGCCACACGCCAGATTTTATCCAGCTATAACCATAGTGTTCGTTGTTGAGAATTGGTACAAATTCATTATTAACTAAACAAAAAAAAGTATGATAACTAAAATGATTATCAATGCTTGTAAATTTTTCAATAGGCACTAATTTAATTACTTCTGGCCATAGTCCAATTTCTTCATGACATTCTCTTTGCAGAGCTTCATTTAAATTTTCCCCAAAGTCGACCTTACCACCCGGTAAGCCCCAACATCCTGGATTTTTTGAATCATTTCTCAGTAGATACAAATAACGATCTGTGGTGATACTGTAGAACCAAACTCCAACTGCAGATATCAAAGTACTAGACTCCAGTTACCTTCTGTGTATAAACCTTCATAGCTCTTTAACCATTCACCTGCTGCCCATCTGTATTGAACACTAGTAGTAAGATTGCTAACATATTGTACATTGCTTTCATTGCTAGAATCAAATGCAATGTTCCACCTTGTACCATCATATTCTACTATATCGTTTGTATTTGCTACAAGTGCTGAACCGTCAGTGCCTCTCCATGCTTGTGCAAATCCTGGATCTTCTGTACTAGCACTACCTGTATCGTTAATAAACAAATATCTTTGTCCAGCGGCAGAGGCGGGTAAGCCGTTTATAGTGCCAGGGCCTTTTGCTTGTGGATCAACAATCGCATTGACTGCATCAAGTGTGTTAGCAGGAATAGTATCAGCATCCACTGTAAAAAGTAGAAATCTATCATCAGTTGGATCATATGAGACTGTTCCAACTATTATGCTTGTATCATATGGATTGTCTAGTCTAATTTGACTGATACCGTTGCGTAGGGCTCCGTATAAATCTACTACAGTGTGCCATAATAAGTTACTAGGAGGTGCAGTTGGAACCTGTACACCTGAATTGTTTGTAACCACAGCTTTGGTTTCTAAAACTTGTAGTTTGTTGCCAATTAGTAAGGTTTGATAATTGAAAGGAGTAAACAATTGCCTAGTGCCTAATAGTAAATCACTATCAAAAATAGCTTCTGCCATATCACCGTTTCCGTCAAATACACTTGCAACTATTTTTTCTACCACACCAAGTTTTTTAACCTTTGCTGGCGGCGAAATATATATTGGCATTACAAATCTTAGTGTAGCAATGTCAATAGGATCGTCTGTTCCCTGAGGTATAGAACGTGAACTCCATGTAACCTGTTCTAAGTACATAACACTTAAACTGGTCCAGTCTATAAAGTTTTCTGTGCTTTGTATTTCTAAACTTGGGTTGAACAATGTTAATAGTTGCTCAAGTAATTGTAATTTTTGATTGGTATTTGATGTCCATATGTCTAAGTTAACTTCTAAATCAAATGGAACAGGCATCATTTTTTCAATTGTAAATGCATTGCCTTGTGTGGTTTCGTAGGATTCGCTTTCGGTATCCCAATAACGTTGTCTAACATTTTGCTTTTGTACAAAATAAGGTTCTTGTATTCTATCACGTGCATAATTTAAATTTGTTACATGAAATGTCATCAGTGGTGTTGCTGGCAAACTGTTTGCACTGTTTTGTTGTATAATTGTTTGTGCTTGTCTTGTGGCGTCACCATAACGTACTGGCACTCTATACAATGCTTTTTGTGAATTGTCTTCTGTTCTGCCGTATTCTACTTGAAAATTTGAGAATACTCTAGTAAACTGCAACAAGAATCTGCGTATCTGTTCATCATAAAAAAATTGTTGCATTAATTATCAGCCTGCGGTTTAAGTATCTTACTAAGCGGCTGTCTCTCATCGATCTGGCCACGATCTTCTGTGTTGGTTTTATTAGTATTGTTTACAAAACTACTACGTTGTGTCTGTGAATCAACGTTACCATAATTTGCAACTGCTTTTTCTTTATCACCTGGTGTCAAATTAGTCCTCACATCGTCTTCGTACTTAACCCATCGCGAGCCGCTGTAGCGAAAAAGTCTATTTGGGTAATAGTCTAATCTCAGTGCAAAGTCACCTTCTTGTGCGCCTTGTGGGAAACTTGTGCCTGGTGTAACCGGCAAACCGTTTGGGGCGATGCCATCGCCAGTTAGATATCCTAGTGTGTAACCATTTGCTCTTGGACTTTGTGGTTGCCCATCAACATCAACGTTAGTTGTGTCGACTGTTATTCCTGTGTTGTCAACGGTATAACTGTTTGGATCTGCCGGTTTTCCATCTTCGTTGGTTGGTACAATGTAAAATTTTACACTATCATAACCACTATAAGGTACTTCATATTCTGCTTGTGTAAGAATAGCATCGTTTATTTCTCTATCCTTAACCACAGTAGCAAAGGTTTCTTGTTCCGTTAGAGGTGTAAATTCTTCCCACTTGGTGGTATCAGTAATTTCAACACCAGGGTCTACATCATCTATAGCCTTGTAGTATGTGTCTCCACTTAATACTATACTGCCTTTTGGATAGTAGTTTCCATTGTCCCAAATGTTTTTCTCTTCAAACGGCTTTTTAAGTATGTCATAATACTCTTGAGCACTTACAAGTGGTGTTGCTTTTACACGCCACAAGTGCGGTAACCAAGTTTGTGAAAATCCTTCACTGGCAAAAGCCGCATCTTGTATTACGTAGTATTTTGGTATAGCACGTGCAATGCCACTGTCTAATGGAT